CCCTACAATACTCAAGAATATTTAGGTTTTGAGTACCGTTCTAAAGGATTTGTAAAAGATGCAACTGGTCAAGTAAAGAATAGCTTTACTGCTGATACTGATACAACCGTATTAGATGATAACGTCATCGTATTGGCAACTAAACTTAAATATTTCCAAATCAAGTCTTTTGATACTACTGCCTTGAATCAAGATTACATACGCTATTTGAATGTGGCTAAAGCTAACGATAAGGGTTCTGCTACCTTGTCATTTGCGCCACAACCAAGTGCCGTTCTTATTGGCTGGGCTAATATCCCTGATACTGGCTATGGTTCTTAATCATGGCAATGCAAGGTAGAAACGCCACCACAACATCGATGGCCGCCCCTATTGGGGGATGGAATAACAGGGACTCATTGGCAGAAATGCCGCCATTAGATGCTGTTTCTTTGGTTAATTTTTGGCCTACTCCTACAGATGTACAGCTAAGAAAAGGCTGGACTAAGTACAGCACAGGAATTACAGGGCAAGTTGATACGATTATTAACTTTCCTACAAACAACTCTGAAGGCTATAAACTTTTTGCATTTGCTGGAACTAAGATTTATGACGCTACAAGCTCTACAGCAACGGTCGTATTTACTGGATTAACTAACGCCAAATGGCAGTATGTCAACATGACTACCGCTGGTGGCAACTTTATTATTGCTTGTAACGGTGTAGACCCTACCCTTATATATGACGGTACGGCTTGGGCATTTATGGCTACAACCCAAACTGCTGTGACTATTAGCAGTATTACGCACACAGGAACAACAGCGAATGTTACTACCGCAACTGCACATGGTCTAGTAACAGGCAATAGAATCAGTTTATCGGGTGGTGTTCCTACTGATTACAACGGCACTTATGTTATTACCAAGACAGGTACAAATACATTTACCTATGTAATGTCTACGACCCCAGCTTCTAATGCAACAACTGTACCAACTTACACTATTACAGGAATTACTGGCATAAACAATAACACATTTGTTAATGTTAACTTGTTTAAGAATCGACTGTATTTTTGCGTCAATAATAGTTTAAGTTTTTGGTATCTTGATGTAGAAGCAATCTCAGGCCCAGCTACAGAGTTCCCTTTAGGTGCTATTTTCCGCAATGGCGGTTATTTACAAGCAATGGGTACATGGACACTTGATGCTGGTTATGGTGTTGATGACTTTGCTGTATATGTAACCAGTATGGGTGAAATTGCCGTATATCAAGGCTTTGACCCTAGCGATCCTAATAATTGGGCAATGAAGGGTTTATGGCAAATGGGTCAAACCTTTAGCCGTAGATGCTTCTTTAAGTGGGGCGGTGATTTATTGCTATTAACGCAAGACGGGTTAGTACCATTGACTTCTGCCCTACAATCTGATCGTCTAGACCCCCGTATTAATCTAACAGACAAGATTTATTACGCTGTTAGCTTGGCCGCATCCAATTATTCACAGAATTTTGGCTGGCAAATTAATTATTTAGCCGAAGCTAATATGTTGATTTTATCCATTCCGACATCAAATGGCATGGAACAGTATGTAATGAACACTATTAATAAGTCTTGGGCTAGATTTACTGGAATACAGGCTTATTGCTTTACCGTATCAGGTGATCAGGATATGCATTTTGGTGGCGATGGTTTTGTTGGTCTTTTCTTTAATGGTTATTCTGACAATAACACCAATATTGTTGCTACAGCGCAACAGGCTTATAACTACTTTGAGAGTCGTGGACAGCTTAAACGCTTTACCCTAGTAAGACCTATATTCCAAACAGATAACGGATTACCGACCGTTTTATGCGGGATTAGCACGGACTTTGACACAGTACCATTGACCAATCAGCTTGCCTTTAATCCATCTATTGCAAACACAGGTATTTGGGATTCTGCTAAGTGGGATCAGAAAAACTGGGGCGGTGGTCTTGTGACTACTAAATACTGGCAGGGCGTAACAGGCACAGGATTCTCAGCTTCAATTAACTTAAATGTGGCATCGCAAGGTATCGACTTTCATTGGGCATCTGTCGACTATGTAATGGAGCGAGGTGGGGTTCTTTGAGGAGAGTTACTACCGAAGATCAAAAGTATATGGGTGACTGGCTGGTTCGCTTAATGAACTACCCACTACCCCTAGAAACAGTTTGCATCGGACAAGAAATTGATGGTGTTTTATCGGCAGTCGTAGGATTCTGTAGTTTTATGCCTAAATCGTGTCAAATGCACATTGCGGCAGTAGATGAAGTAAATTGGATGAGTCGAGATTTATTGTGGGCGGCTTTCGATTACCCCTTTAATAAACTAGGAGTTAGCGTTATACTAGGGCAAATCTGTGCTGATAACACGGATGCACTAAGGTTAAACCGACACTTAGGCTTTAAAGTTGTAGCTGAAATACCTGATGCCCACATGGAAGGCGATTTGGTAATTATGGCTATGAGGAAAGAGGATTGTCGGTGGTTAGACATCCAATGTCCTTTGAGGAAATTAAAAGGGGAATGACATGGGTGGTGGTGGATTTTTAGGATTAGGGCCTGCGCCAAGTGCGCCAGCCGCACCTGACTATACTGGAGCGGCAAATGCTACAGCCGCAGGTAACTTAGCGGCCGCACAAACAGCGGCGGCGGCAAATCGTGTAAACCAAGTAACCCCTTACGGTAACCTTAATTACAGTCAAAATGGTACGGATGCTCAAGGCAACCCTACTTGGACAGCTACTACAAGTCTTTCCGATGTCGGTCAGCAACTATTAAACAATCAAAATCAAACAAGTCTTGGATTAGGTGGGGCAATTAATTCTCAGCTTGGCAATGTGCAAAACACAATGTCACAGCCGTTTAATCCTAACCTTCCACAGGTAGGTATTAACGCTGGTCAGAATTACCAAGATGCGGCAATGTCAAGACTTGCTCCACAATTAAGTCAACAGCGTGAATTGCTTAATAATCAATTGGCTAATTCGGGTATTCCCGTAGGTTCTAAGGCTTGGCAGACTGCACAGATGAATCAAGGTCAAAAAGAGAATGATCTTTTAGCCGCTAATACAACTCAAGGCTTTAATACTGGTTTAGCCGCCAATCAAAATGCGTTTAACCAACAATTGACCCAATACAATATGCCTCTTAATACTTTAAGTGCATTGCGTAGTGGCGCACAGGTTCAAAACCCAACATTTCAAAATACACCACAACAAGCGACTACTGGTGGTGCTGATCTATTGGGTGCTACAACTGCGGCTGGTAACTACAATTTGGCTAGTTCTAATGCCGCTAATGCCGCACAAAGTGGATTTAATAGCGGGTTAATGGGTCTTGGCGGTACATTAGGTGCGGCTTATATGATGTCACCAACTTCAGATATTCGTACTAAAGAAAATATTAAACAAGTTGGTTACTTAAATAATGGATTGCCATTATATGAGTTTGAATACAAGCCTGAATTTAAAAATGATCCTTTAGCTGGACATGGTAAGTTTATGGGTGTAATGGCTCAAGAAGCACAAGAAGTGATGCCTGAAGCTGTTTCTACACGCCCTGATGGTTATTTGATGGTTGATTATGGTAAGTTAAATGGATAGTCAATACACAAATCCGTATACATCAACTTATGCGCCTGCTACATTTTCACAACAGGATGCACAAGGTCTTGGCCCTGTATTCCAAAATACTAATGCTCAACAACAGTATTTAGCGGCACAATTGCGTGAACAACAAGCATTGGCACAACATAAGAATCCACAACAAACACAGGGTAGCAGTATGAACCCTATGGATTTAGCTAAAATGCTAAAGAATAAGCCTGCTCAACAGCCTACAGATGCAACTGGCGCACCTGTAACCGATTACAGCACACCATATAATCCTGCAACGGGTCAAAGTTGGGATGTAACTGGTAGTGGTTTTGCTGGTAACGGTGGGTATGATCCTACTGCAATGGGTGGTATGAATGACTATTTAGGTCAAATGGGTCTTGATACTGGTGGCTTTAGTGGTGCAGGTGACTTTAGTATGGGTGGTGCTGGTGACAGTTTGGCTGGTGCTGGCGATAGTTTAAGCGGTCTAGGTGATATGTTTAGTGGTATTGGTGGATGGTTCTCAGGCATTGATTGGGGTGGAATGGGTGCAGGTGCGGCAACAGCCGCAGAAGAAGCCGCACCAGCCGCCGCCGCCGCCGCATAAGGAAAGAAAATGGCAGATACAAATCAATTTAGCGCAACTCAAGCTGGGACAATGTCCCCTGAAGATTATGCCCAACAACAAGCCTTAAATCGTCAACAACGGTTTGCTGATCTGTTAATGGCTCAAGGACAGCAACCACAAGGTCAGATGGTTAGCGGTCGTTATGTTCCACCTAGTTTTTTCCAAATGCTTAATCCAGTAGTCAACCAATTGGCTGGTGCATATATTGGTAAAAAAGGTGATGAAGAAGCTACTAAATTAGCTCAAAAATTACGCACCCAAGAAATGTCTGATATACAAAAATATGGTGAGTTATATAAAGGCACTTCTGCAAGCCCTGAAATTCGTACTGAATTAGCTGGGCCTTATGGTGCAAATGTGGGTGATGGTTTAAGTATTCCTAAGCCTGAAGCAGTTACTCCAGCTAGAGCCGCTATCCCTGCAAATCCTGAAGCGGCTAATTTGTTTGCCGCAAGTTCTTACAGCCCAGCATTACGAGCAATGGGACTTAAACGGATTACTGAAGCTCCTGATTGGAAAGAAGGAAAACTTGAACAGCCTGATGGAAGCACAATAACTGGTTGGTATGATGCCAAAGCTCCAAATCCTTTATCTACATTTATTAAGGGTGGAAATAAGCCTGCTTACACGCCGTTAGAAGGTGCTAAATTTACTTATGAAACTGGTATGCCCGTACCTACAAGTGCGCCACAACCTCAAGCAAGACCAGTTCAAGCCATGCCAACCCAACCAGTTCAAAATGCGCCAATACAAAATGCACCTGTACAAACTTCTGCACCTATGTCTAATAGACAGCCTGTACAAGCTGTTCCTATGTCTAATCAAGTAAACCCTGCTGTTGGTAATGCTGTTCCTGTAAGTGCTATGAATCGCCCTGCAATGTCACCAAAACAACAAGGTGAAGCTAATCAAGCTGTATACACAGAACAAGAAAAAGAACGCCAAAAATCATTAAAACAGCTTCCTACTGATATAAATCAGGCAGAACAAGCAATTGCAACAGTAAATCAAATGATCGGTGATGCTCGCTTAAATGATAAAGGTGAAGTTGTTTACCAAAAATACGATCCTACATCTAAAAAATGGGTAGCTGGCGCAGAGCCTCATGGTGGATTTGAAAATTATGTTGGAGCAACAATGTTGCCTTATCTTAGCAACGTGCATGGTACAGATACAGCAGATTTTAGAACCTTATACGACTCACTTAAAGGTCAAGCGTTCTTGGAAGCATTTGCTCGTATTAAAGGTGCAGGTGCTA